AATCTCAACCTTAATATCATCCAAGTTGATTACAGTAGGAACTTGGGTAACATTATCATCAGGACAGGTAATCATTACCTCAACTTCTTCTCCAACAGACTTGCCACGAATATTCAGGAAGAGATATTCAATGTCGAATGTTGAGAGTTGGTCAATCTTGACACCTCTAGTGATAACGCAACTAGAGATTACATCTTTGACAGCATTAGCAATCTGCTTATTATCTTCACTTTCCATCGCAATGATGAGGACTTTCTCTTCCTTGACTAGAAATGGTCTATACTTAATTTTCTTTCCAGTCGAAGGAATCTCCAACTCATATGTTGGAGTAGATATTTTTGGTAAAGGCATAACAACCCAAAGATTTCAGTTAAGATTATTTATTATGCAAAATTAGGTCCTTTGTAGGTATAGTTACCAGTAAAGTCTAATCCAGCAGCTTGAGATGCATCATAGTTTACTGAACTCGTAAATACATTAGTATCTTTAGTAGGAATTGGTTGGGTATTATAAATTGAATCAAACTGATTACTTCCTACAAAATCTGTATCCGAGATACCATTATTCACTATATTATTAGATGTACCTCTGTATAGAGAGTAACTATCAAATCTACCAGCAACATATCTGTCAACGTTAAATGTGACGGTTGCTTTCAATATCTCAGAGTTTCCATAAGATACAGGAATGGAGTTTATCGACTGCGGAAACATTCCATAGAAAGTATACTCGATATTATTTTTGTAGTCTCTATCAAACTTGATTATCTTAGTCTGATTACACTTATAGTCTTCTGGATATGCCATTCTGAAGAAGTAACCATCAGATGCTTGAGATACTCCAGAACCACTAGCAATGAATTCCATCCAGTGCTCGAAGAATTTAATCGTCTTATACTCAAAGTCAACATAGAATTCTAGTTGAATCTCAGTAAATGCTCTAGTGTGCACCATTTTTTCGGTAACACCCATGTAGTTACCAACGATATCTGCAGTTGCAAAAGAACTTCCAGGTATTACAGCAGAGCTGCAAAGCAGACCAGATGTTTCTGTAATGAATCTATATCCAACATCTCTCACATTCAAGTGCTGTCTCAATGCAGTTGGCAATCCACCAAAAGACAGCAAGTAATGAGATGTTTGTGCGAGTCTCGAAAGAGTTGGTTTGAAGTCTGATATCTTCCTTGGTTTAGGTGCTGGCACTCTAAATACCTTATACGAGTATTACATTATTAAGTATTTAGATGGCATATAAAGGTAAATACCAACCTTCCAACCCAAAGAAATACAAAGGTGACCCAACCAATATCATTTACCGCTCTCTCTGGGAGCGTAAGTTTATGAGATATTGTGACCTGAATGAGAATATTTTGGAATGGCAGTCAGAAGAATTCTGTATTCCTTATCGCTCACCAATAGATAATAGAGTTCATAGGTATTTCCCAGACTTCTTTATCAAGTATAGAGATAGTGATGGGAAAATTAAGTCTTCCTTGATTGAAGTAAAACCTTTGAGGCAAACTACACCTCCACCAAAACCAAAGAGACAAACTCAAGGTTACATTCGTGAGGCATATGAGTATGCCAGAAACCAGGCAAAGTGGGAAGCAGCAAAAGAATGGTGTCTTGATAGAGGTTATGAGTTTAGGGTCTTCACAGAGAAAGAATTAGGTATCAAGTAATGGCAACTAGACCTACAGATACTGATAGTAATGTAAATAGAATTCGTGCCGTCAGTGATGGCATCATAGGAATTAGAGACCCTGATGATATCATGCTTGAATTGATGGCAATACTTGATGAGGGTCCAAAAGTTCCTGAAGTAGGAAAGATTTACATCTTTGTCTATGTTGCTAAAACACCACAACTAAGATATGACCAGAATCCATTTGTAGAAGTTGACTCAGTTTTCACTTGGGGATTTCGTGGATACAACTTTCATTGGAATGAAATCAGAAACTATACATGGGCAGAAGTTGCTGGTGGATTATATGAAGTATATCCATCCGAAGTAAAAGACCTTTACATGATACCTTTTGCCAACTTCCGACTAAATAACTAAAAAACAGAGTAATGGCCGAAGCTAACATAGCTCTTCAACCAACTGAAGAGTCAAAGGCTGCAAATAGAGCGAATAGAAATAATAGAGTTTGTAGATATCCTCTAAAAAGGATTGATAGTAGCTCCGACTACTTAATGATTAAGATTTTAGAATATGTTCCTGTTGGTCTTTCAATAAAAGGTAGTGCGAAACAAGATGAAAATAATAAAAAACAACAAGAAAATAATGGTGATGTAGCAACAGAATATAATGTGACAACAAAAGATGCTAAAGGAAACAGTGTTGAGGTTAAAAAATTATCAGACTTAAGTTTAGACTTCCCAACTGCACAAGAAAGAGTATCTAACAAAAAAATAAAAAATTTAGTTTACTTACCAATACCACAATCAATCTCTGATACAAACCAAGTCACTTGGGGATCAGATTCCTTAGACCCCCTATCGGCATTTGGTCTATCGTTTGGTGCTGAAGGAGTTCAAGATCCTGGTGCAGCAATTAAAAAATTCTTCAGTTTAGGTGCTGAGAAAGTTAGTGCCGCCTTAAAGGATCCTACTACACAATCTGCAGTGGTTGCAGGACTTGCCGGTCAGGCATTTGGAGTTCTTGGTGGTAATGTAAGTGCAACTGGATTGATTTCTAGAGCAACAGGGTCAATCTTTAACCCAAACATGGAGTTGCTATTCCAAGGTGTAAACTTAAGGTCATTTAGTTTCACCTTTAATATGGTTGCTAGAAGCAGAAGAGAAGGTGAAGAAATTAAAAAAATCATCCGCACTTTCAAAAAAGCGTCTGTCCCCAAAAAGAATTCTACAGATGATGCAAAGTCTGGAGTCTTTATTAGTGCTCCAGATATATTTCAGTTAGCATACATGAAGGGTAACTCACCACACCCATTCTTGAATAAGTTTATTCCTGCTGCTCTGGTTAATATGAATGTGAATTATACTGGGTCTAACACATATGCAACATATCATGATGGCACACCAGTACATATCACGATGCAACTTGACTTCCAGGAACTCAACCCAATCTACTTCGAAGACTATGAAGCACTTGAAAAGGCAAAGGACACTTCAGTAGGATACTAAAATGTCGTATTTCAGAGAATTACCAGACTTATTTTATCAGTCACCTCTCTCTAGTCGTAACTCTTCTAGAGAGTATGTGAGAGTTAAAAACTTATTCAGAAGAGTAAAACTACGCGATGACTTGCAGAATGTTTTTACTCTCTTCAATAAGTATGAGATTCCTTTTGGATATCGTCCAGACAATGTTGCTGAAGAAGTTTACGGAAGCTCAGATCTCGACTGGGTTGTGCTCTTAAGTGCTGGCATTGTCAATGTAATCGACCAGTGGCCATTGTCAGACTATGAGTTATACAACTATGCAGAGAATAAGTATGGTGATAACTTAAACTCTACTCGCTTCTGGGAAACAAAAGAAGTCAAGGACTCAAAAGGAAGACTTATCCTTCCCAAAGGTAAAGTAGTCAATGAAGACTTCAAGATTACCTACTATGATGGAGATGTTGTTTATACTAACGACGCATCATCATTTGGTGATAATGTAAAGAGTATCTCTAACCCTGTGTCTGGTGTATCAAACTATGAATACGAAGTTAGAAAGAATGAAGATAAGCGTTTGATTTATATCCTCAAAGCAGATTACTTACAAGCATACATTGGTGACTTGAGAAGAATCATGCACTATGAAAAGTCTTCTCAGTATATCAATAGAAGACTTGCTGCTACTGAGAATACTAGAAATACTTCACCATAGTAAATCTAGTTTCTTATCAAACATCATAACATAACGGTGCTTGCGGGAGCGGTCACGCCATTCTCCTTCAGCACCTTTTGTTTTGCCTCTTGAATGCTTGGTGCCGTCTGAATAGTAGAAGTCTTTTTTAGCATCTGTAAGCCCACAATATTTAAAGTTACAAGCGCGATAAATTGTGCCGCCATGAAAATCGCTATCAGCGTAAGATATGATGGCTCTGACCCTTGTATCTTTTCTGAGTTGTCTGATGCATCTCGATACAAACCACGATGTAATGTTGTATTCATCTTGTTGTGTGTCAGGGTGGATGCAAAGTCGTGAAAGTTCAAATAGTCCTTCTTGCTCATTCCTCTCTAAACCAAATGCGCCTTGAGCAACTTCTGGAACAGGGAGACCTGTAAAGATACAGACTCCCTGAATACCACCAATATTCAGTGGA